AAGTGGTTTCAAGATATCAGGCAACGTTTAAATACTGATATGCATAGATGGATTACTCTTCCTAAATTAAGTAAAGCAGAATTAAAGGTTCATCAAACTAACTATGAAAATAAGTTAAACATCAAACCTAACGATTTAGGAGTAGATAGAAAATTCTTTCCGTCTAAAAAAACTCTTATATGACAAATGTTCTAGATAAAAAGGATTGGGTCTGCACACAACCATTTGAGTTTGCAGAAATATTCGACCATAAGATGTTTATGTGTTGCCCTAACTGGCTACCAGAAGATCTAGGTAATCCTAATAATATTCTAGAAAACTTTAAATCAGAAAAAGCACAAGCTATTAGAGATAGTGTTGTTGACGGGTCATATAAATATTGTATAGAATCTAGATGTCCTAAACTTACAGGTCTAAAGGAAGGTAGAACACACGGGTTTATCTCTAAATCAGAATACATAAAAAGAATAAAGGAATTTGAAAACCAATATCCTCATCAGTTAAAGTTTAATTTTGATCAAAGTTGTAACTTAAGATGTCCTTCCTGTAGATTAGACTTTATTAACTATGAAGGTAAGGAGAGAGAAAGAACTGAAGAGTTAATTCAAAATATAGAGGATCAAGTCGGCAGCATATTAACACATATTGAATGTACCGGTTCAGGAGATCCTTTCTTCTCTAGAACATTTAGAAAGTGGATGATGAGATTTGACCCTACTAAGTATCCTAAACTTCAATCTATACATTTACATACTAATGCTACATTATGGAATGAATCTAACTGGGTTAGAATGCAAAATGTACATAAGTTTGTTAAAAGCTGCGAAATATCAGTTGATGCCGCTACAAAAGATACATATGAAAATAAAACTAGATTAGGCGGTAAGTGGGATACGTTAATGGAAAATTTGGATTATATTTCTAATATTACTACATTAAACAATATAACATTATCTTTTGTAGTACAAAATGATAACTATACTGAAATGGAGGCATTTTATAACCTTGCTGGTAAAATATTTGGCGGTAAAGGAAAAGAATGGAGTGTTTTCTATAACAGAGTAGTCAATTGGGGGCATTGGACTAATGAGAAATTTGAATCAGTAGATATAGGAAATCCAAAACATCCAGAATTTAGTAAGTTAATGAATGTTTATAAGGCACTCCCTTTAGTTAATAATATTAGACATAATTTAACTATATTATGAGTTTAAAATGTGTACATATAGATGCTGGATTAAGAATCCAGAATAACGGTAACTACTCTCCTTGCTGTGTAGCAAGAACTGTTGTGTATAAGGACCATAATGGAGATCCTATGAATGTTAAAACACATACTATAGACGAAGCATTTGCTTCTCCTACCTTAAAAGAAATCAGGAAAGCATTCGAAAACAACATTAAACATCCAGGATGCTCTGACTGTTGGCAGTAAGAAGCTATAGGTAAAGCCAGTAAGAGAATCAGAGACAACGAAAAAACTAGACTGGATAAAGTAACCTACAATAAGCCTCACTCATTAGAATTAAATTTAGGTAATATATGTAACCTTGCATGTAGAATGTGTACGTTAGGTGCTTCTATGAACTGGAAAAAAGAATTCAACCTAACTAAAGATGAAAATGAGAAATGGTCTGAAGAGAAGCTTCAAGATGTCGCACGAGCGCATAATAATTCATTCACCGATGATAGTATGATTTGGGATGAATTAACAAAAAATATGAAGTATGTTAAGTGGATAGATACATACGGTGGCGAGCCTATGATGATGAAAAAGCAATGGGATGTGCTTAAGTACAGTGTTGAACAAGGGTATGCTAAAGAACAGTTTGTTCATTTTAATACTAATGGTACTATTTTTAAACCGGAATACGTTGAAATATTAAAGCATTTTAAACAAGTAGATATATCTTTCAGTATAGACGGAACCGGAGACTATTTCGAATACATAAGATACCCTGCTAAATGGTCAGATGCTGAGAACACTATGGATACCTGGATTAATAATACTCAGGATATACCTAATATAAAATTCGACCTATGTTTTACTTTCCAGATTACTAATGTTTTGAACTACGGTAAAATGGCTGAGTGGGCAAAAGATAGAAATATGCGAATTTATAGAAATGCTGTTTTTAGTCCTAAATACTATAATGCTACTAACATAGCTGAACATATAAAAGATAAGGTAATAGATAGAATACGCTCTAAATCTGTTAAATACCCAGAAATTAGAGAAGAATGGGAAGAGATAATTAATCATATTAGATTTGAAAAAGCAGACCCTGATGGTTGGAGAAGGTTTTTAAAGGTAAATAGTAATTTAGATAAGTCTAGAAATCAATCATTTACTAAGCTCTTTCCTGAAGAAGCAGAATTATTCGGTTTAACTGGTATATAATGGACGCAATATTTACTTGGAAGAATTTAAGTTCCTACAAAGAATTAGATAAGACGTTTTTTTGGCATTATGCTAGAATAGCAGTAGATAGTGCAAAAAGATTTCATAATACTATACTCTACACAGATAAACAAGGAGCTGAAGACTTTAAAAATAACGGTATTAGCTTTTCGAAGGTAAACATCCTTCCGGAGATAGAAAATTTTAAAGGTACTATATTTAGTATACCTAAATTATATACAATGATATCAAGAAGAGAACCTTATGTTCATCTTGATTTTGATGTTTTTACAAATACTAAATACTCCACCACAGAGTCTTTTGCATTCGGATACCCGGAGGTTGATTTAACTGGAGAAGTTAATATAGACAAACTTAGATACCTAAATGAAAGTTATGTAGCAAATTATGATAATGAATTTTACAAATATTTTGATGCTTCTATAATGGAGAAGTGGGATTGGAGAATAGTACCTAACTTTGGAGTATTTGTAGTAAACAATCCAGAACTAGTTAAAATAACTTTTAAGTCTATTCTAAATAAGATTAATGGACTTAATATAAACGAAAATACCAACAGTCATTATGCTTCATTTATAGAACAATTCTTATTTATGAAGTATATTGAAATGAATGATTATGAATATGAATTTATTTATAAGACTAATCCTTTTATGTTCAAGGATAGTAACACCGTATTTATAAAAGATAAACGGATTAATGTAAGTTACTCATCTGGTATTCATAACAGGATTAATTCTCTAAAGTTTGTTCATTTTCATGGATATAAAAAATTTCCTACTTTTGGAAACACAATAGTTAAAAAGTTAATTACAAAACAAAACCCAATATAAATGGCAAAACAACAAGTTATACCTGTAGAAGATCAAGATATCGAGAACCTACAAATTATTAAAAAAAGAAGAGAAGTACTAATTCAAGAAGCTGGTGCAATCGAAATGTTAAGGTTAAATGTTAAGAAGAGAGAAAGTAAAGCTCTAGAGTTTGATCTGGAAACTGAAAAAATGGAGATTGCTTTAGCAAAACAACTTGAAGAAAAGTACGGGAAAGGTCATATAGATACGGATAAAAAAGTTTTTATACCTATTGAACCTGTTTCGACTGAATAGTATCTATTTATTATCGTAACCTAAACAAAGGGAGATCCGGTTTTAGGTAATATAATGATATTTATAAGAGTACTCAATAATATAATTTTCAAAACATGGCAGAAACATTAATTTCCCCAGGCGTACTAGCGAGAGAAAACGACTTATCTTTCATAGCACCAGCCGCATTAGAGGCAGGGGCAGCAATTATTGGACCAGCTGTTAAAGGACCTGTAGAAGAACCAACAGTAGTTACTTCTTATGGACAGTACCAAAACATTTTCGGTACTACATTTACTTCTGGATCTACAAAGCAGGAATTCCTTACTTCTATTGCTGTTAAATCTTATTTCAATCAAGGTGGTAATTCAATGCTTGTTACTAGAGTAGTAACTGGATCATTCGGAGTTGGACAAAATACTGACCTTGCAGCAGCAGATAGCGGTGATGTACCATTTGCAATCAAAACATTAGGAAAAGGAGCAATCTACAATAACGTAACTGGATCATCTTACAATGAAGTAGGATATGATGAAAATTCTGATGGTTCGTTAAAGTCTGGATCTGCTGATAACCTAAGATGGGAGATTGTAAACGTTGATAATGCAACAGGTACATTCGGATTGTTGGTTAGAAGAGGGGACGATAATTCAAAAAACAAAATTATTTTAGAAACTTGGAACGACTTATCGTTAGATCCAAATTCTGAAAACTACATCGAAGCAGTAATTGGTAACCAATATAAAACAAAAGCTTCTGATGGTTCACAATATTATATCAGTACTACTGGAGAGTATGTAAACAGATCTAAGTTTATTAGAGTAGATTCTGTTAGACAAACTCTTAACTATGTAGGAAACGACGGATTAAGCGTTGGAACTGACGGATCTGGAAATTCATTCTCAGGTTCACTTCCATCAGCTCAATCAGGATCATTCTACGGTGCTACTGGAGACAATGTAAATGGAACAGTCACTAGAAACAAGTACTTTGGAGATATTGACAATTTAGGTACACAAGGTCTAACAGGTGGTTGTTACGAAAATGCAATTTCAATCCTTAACAATCAAGACGAGTACGTTTATAACATAATTTCTGCACCAGGATTGATTTATGAGTTCGGAGATCACAAAACACAACTTGATTCAATCATTTCTTTAGCTGAGTCTAGAGGAGATTGTATCGCAGTAGTTGATTTACAAAATTATGGAGCAACAGTAGCTAACGTAACTGGTACTGCTGCAACAGTTAATAGTTCTTATACAGCGACTTACTGGCCATGGCTACAGACTTTATCTGCTACAGGTAAAACAGTTTGGATTCCTGCATCAGTAATTATCCCTGGAGTTTATGCTTTCACTGACGGAGCTGCAGCACCATGGTTTGCACCTGCTGGTCTTACTAGAGGTGGATTAGGTGATGTTATCCAAGCAGAGAGAAAACTTACAAGAACTCAAAGAGATACATTATATAATGCTAATGTTAACCCAATTGCAACATTCCCAGGAAGCGGAATCTCAGTATTTGGTCAGAAAACATTACAGAAGAAAAAATCCGCTCTTGATAGAGTTAACGTAAGAAGATTGTTAATTGAGCTTAAGAAATTCTTAGGCGATACTGCTAAGACTTTAGTATTCGAACAAAATACTATCGCTACTAGAAATAGTTTCTTAGCTACAGTTAACCCGTACTTAGAATCAGTAGTTCAAAGACAAGGTCTTTATGCGTATAGAGTAGTGATGGATGATACTAACAATACTCCTGATACAATTGACAGAAATCAATTAATCGGTCAAGTATTTATTCAGCCAGCTAAAACAGTAGAATTTGTAGTTCTTGACTTTACTATCGAGCCTACTGGTGCAACTTTTGGAGCGTAATTTAATTTACAGATATTTATAATAAAGAATAAAAATGGCAGTACTAGATCCTAACGAAATAATGTTTAGAGCCTTTGAACCAAAGGTACAGAATAGATTTATCATGTATATTGATGCTATTCCGTCCTTCATGATCAAAAACGTAACGGCTCCTTCTTTCACTGATGAAGAAGTTAAACTCGATCATATGAACACTTACCGAAAGATTAGAGGTAAGAGAAACTGGGAGAATATGGATATGACTCTATATGATCCGATTACACCTTCTGGTGCTCAAGCAGTAATGGACTGGGCAAGACTATCTTACGAGTCTGTAACTGGAAGAGCTGGATATTCAGATTTTTACAAGAAAGATTTGACACTTAACGTATTAGGTCCTGTAGGGGATGTAGTAAGTGAGTGGGTGATCAAAGGAGCTTTCATAGTAAATATGGCTCAAGGATCATTTGACTGGTCTACATCTGATGTAGCTGAGTTGACTATTACTGTTGCCATGGATTATTGTGTATTGAATTACTAATACACACCACATATAATAAATTAACCCGGATTTTTCCGGGTTTTTTTTTGGTTCCAAAATAAATTTTTCTTATATTTATATATAAACTAGTTTTAATTTAAAAAGTATATGGAAAACAAAAACAAATTTCCTAGCGAAATTGTAGAACTACCCTCTAAAGGCTTATTGTATTCTGAAGATTCACCTTTATCATCCGGAAAGATAGAGATGAAATATATGACTG